GGACAGAAACCAAGAAGAATATGTACAGGATTAACATCATTAAACAACTTGGTGCTACTACATTCTAGGACTATAAAGGACACAGCATGTTAAACGTCAAAGGTGGCGAAGTCTACACATCGATTGATTTCCACCTAGTTGACGGCTATCTCATGGATCAAGAAAGTAGACCCAGAGCCATAATGAACCCCAGCAACGAGAAAGTAGGAATTATGGCAGCAGTTCAGTCTTGTCTATGGAAATCTATTAAGCAGGCATGCCCAGGATTCATCCAAGGACTATCCAAAGAAGAATAAATACAGGTGATCCAAGACAACGTCAAAGACGGATGGCTATCCATTTCTATGGATGGTTCCGCATTTGACAGTTCCTAATATGCCATCCTGCAGTAATCTGTAGATAACCTGTTCTGGACCCAGATAGAACCAATCATTGACATGATCTTATCCAACTCAAGCTAATCCCCACTAATTCAAGATCCTCAAATCGTTAAGTAGAACTTAATGTCTGCACTTTTAGACACTAGGAACATTGTTTTCACACACATTCCAGAAGTAGATGGCCCAGAATGGCCAGAAGAAATATAAACCTTGTTCCAATAATCATTCCCAAGAACCGACGACACTCCTTGGATGAATTATGTCTATACAGACATGTAAGGCACCACCTTCTCCGGACTTTCCACCAGAACCACTTTAGGAAACACTTTCCGTTCTCTATGCTATACTTACTACTATGCAGAACATGCAGGCATTCAGAACCCATGGGAAAGTGACCAGATGTTTGTAATGGCATCTGGTGATGATGTTGTCCTATTCTGTGACCCATCTATTTACCAAAGACTTCTCGATTCAATCATGTTACTTACTGCGAGATCTAAAGATGAATAGACACCAACAGGATTGGGATAATGTCTCAAAACAGCAGATGTAGGACAAATCGACGACATCACCTTCTGCTCTAAATGGTTCCACTCAGCCGACGGTACTCTTCAAGGCTTAAAATATTCGCGCGATATGAAGAAACTACTTCAATAGAAATAGTACTACACTAAATCGAATGCAGCTATGCTCAAGGACCCCTATGCACATAGAGCAGCCATTCACATGGCTCTCCAAACTGAAAAATAATCACATCTATTAGAAGATATGATTCTAGTATAGCTCAACAAACTGCCAGCGAAAAATGTAGACCTTGAACGAATAAAAAGGACTGACATCTATAGACACGCCATAAAGGATTCAGGTCCAGGTTACCACATGGAAAGCTTCATTAATGAGAAGCTCGGACTGAACATAGT